ATTTACGAAGGGGTGCGATTCGTGACTTTCTGAAAATTATGGAAATGGTGGGGATGTATGCGCCTGATAAATGGAACAAGTCAAGTTTAACGTACACCTTTTCCAATGATAGTTTTATTGAGTTCTTTTCCGCAGACCAACCCGACAAGTTGCGAGGCGCAAGGCGTGACGTTTTGTTTATAAACGAGTGTAACAATATTGAGTGGGAAAGTTACTACCAATTAGCAATAAGAACCAGGCGTTTTATTTATTTGGATTACAACCCCGTGAGCGAATTTTGGGTGGATACTGAATTAATTGGGGATGCCGATTCCGAAATGGTCATATTAACCTACAAAGACAATGAGGCGTTAGATGCTTCGATTGTCAAGGAAATAGAAAAGGCACGGGAGAAAGGTAAGACCTCAGAGTATTGGCGGAATTGGTTTCAAGTATATGGACTTGGTCAAATAGGTAATTTGGAGGGGGTTGTATTCAGTAACTACCAATTAGTGGACTCTATACCCGATGAGGCAAAGTTAATCGGTTACGGCTTGGATTTTGGATATAGCAATGACCCGACTGCATTGGTTGCCGTTTATTTATTTAATGGCCAAAGGTACATCGACCAAATACTTTACCGCACTGGTATGATGAACGGGGAAATAGCCAAGCATATTGAAAGCGGGGTAATTTGTTACGCTGATTCTGCGGAGCCAAAAAGCATAGAGGAAATCCGAAGGTATGGTAAAACTATCCGAGGGGTGACCAAAGGCAAGGACTCGATAAATTATGGTATTCAGGTGATGCAAGAACAAGCGTACTTTATCACCAAGCGAAGCACCGACCTAATAAAAGAACTACGGGGCTACATTTGGGATAAGGATAAAAGCGGCAACACTATGAACCGACCCATCGGAGTGGACCACGCACTTGATGCGTTCAGATACCACGAAATGGAAGCCATTGGGATTAAGCGTAATTTTGGTCAGTACGACGTGCGTTAAAACATTTGCTTTTATTGGCGTTATTTATATATGGAAATAACGATACCAACCCACCTAAGCGAAGTACCGCTTTATCAAATGGTGGAATACAATTCACTGCCCCACCAAGAAGAAACCGAACGGGGTATAAAAGCCGTTAGTATTTTTTTAGGGCTTACAAATTCAGAAACCGCACGGTTGCCTTTGAAGGTACTTAACAAGGCCGTAGAGCATATCTCTAAATTTCTTAACGAAACCCCCGAACTACAAACGACATTTGAACACAAGGGCGTTAAATATGGTTTTATTCCGAATATTGATGACATCACCACGGGTGAGTTTATCGATATAGAAAACTACCAAAAAGAACCCAAAGACACTTACAAAGTATTGAGTGTTTTATATCGGCCTATCATAAAGGAAGGGCAAGGTAAACGCTACCTAATCGCCCCGTATAAAGGCGAGGTAAACGATGCGTTTAAAGATATGCCGAGTGACGTGGCGTTTGGTGCGCTGCTTTTTTTTTGGCGTTTAGGAATAGACTTATTAGCCTATACCCTGAAATCTTTGGAGCAAAAGAGGGAAGCACTGACGAAAACCAATTCTCAAATCATTATCAAATCATTTCAAGCAGTTGCATCCGCTTTTGGTTTATCGTATCAATATTGTGGTGTTCTTGGCAGTATTCAAAATTCTTTTGCCCTTGCTCTTTTAACTTTTTACTTTCAATCATCTCGCCAACGGCGGAAATCCAATCATTATTTTTTACAAAGGTTACCCCCTCATTTTCAGCGTGGTTGGTGTATGGCTCCACATCACTTACCGCAATGGGTAATTTGTAAGCGTCGGCCTCAACTATCTTTAATTCACTTTTGTGTCGGTTAAAATTGGTTTTTGCTAATGGGGCTAACACCAAATCAATATGAGCGTAGTATTTGCCATACTGCAAAACATTCGTAGCCTCGGCAACCCAAAACCAATCAGGTCTATCCTTACTATCGTGAACTGCCCGTTCAAATTCCAAGTACAAAGGGTCTAAATGCTTGTAACCGCATAGTAAAAAACGAGCGTTGTATTTTGTACATAGGGTTTCCATTTGCCCCCGTAGTAATTTCAAGTCTTCGAGGTGAGAAAAACCCCCAACGTACCCAATTGTAAACGGATGCTCAGCGACTTCGTGCCACTGGCTCACGCTTGTATCAATGTAGTTTGGTATTATGTGTACATTGGGATTTATTTCGGCTACCTTTTCGGCAAGTTGCCAAGTAGTGGCCCAAACCATATCGGCTAATTTTAGGCTTTCAATTACTGACTTCTTGCCCTTTTCGTTATAGATTTTATAAGCGGGGTTGTATTTTGGCACATTCCAATAATCATCTATATCAACAATTATTTTTAATCCCTTTGCTTTGGCTTCCCGTAGTTTATCCATATTCACCAAGTATCTTGACACCACACAAACATCGTATTCGGAAAAATCCACGGCGTTAATTTCCTTTTCTTGAACGGCAAAGGTAATTTTAGTCCGCTCTTTGATGTATTCAAACGGCATAGCCAAGCGATGGTATTCCACGGCACCAACCGAATCTATCAAAACTATAATTCTATTGTTGCTCATCATCCGCAATGGTTGCTTTTTCTATACCTAAAACTCGGTAATGTTTTTCAATTAAATCTTCGGTTTTTATCTTCGTTCCGTTATGCACTTCAAAGTGGCAATCACGACACAAGCAGCATAAATTAGTTATGTGGTCATCGCCGCCTTGCGAACGAAATTTTAGGTGATGAATATCGACACCATTTCCGTCGCAATTTTCGCAAGGTATATATTCCCCTTGACTATATCCAAAGTGATTCAAGTAAACTTTGACGTGGTTTTTCATTGGTATGGCAGTAGGGGGATGGGCATCCAGTAGGTTACTTCTTGCAATGGTTCGCCCGTGTGAGCCTCAAACCAATTGCCCTCATCGTGGTATCCAACGTAAGCGACTTCGTTACCCGCTTCAAATACAAGTACGGGGGTGAAATCATCGGGGAGGGTATTGAGTGTATTTCGATATGCTTTCATTTTTGTATCAGTATTTGCACGGCTTGTTCCAAAGTCGATGCGATGTTATAAAGTTCGGATTCGATTCGCTCGGCCTCCTCTATTGAATAAGTTAGGGTAATATTTTTGGTGTGAGAATCAGGTGTTTCGGTTTCTTCGTCTTCGTCAAAAACTTCTAACGGAATATCCAAACCCCAATCGGATAACTGCTCCACTTCCCAAGCGTTCGCCAACTCTTCCCAATCCCACTCCCCAAATCCAACATTGTCTTTTATTATAAATTCGCTTTGTTGCTCTTTGGTTAGTTCACTGGCTATAATTATTGGTACCTCAATCAATCCCGCCTCAATACAAGCCTTTAACCGCATATTTCCACCAAGTACAACGTAATCCGAATCCACTACAATCGGGCGCAAATTCAGCATTTCGGGAAAATTACGGATACTTTTTACCAATTGGGTGAACTTGCCATCCTTTATATGCCTTGGGTTGCTTGGGTTGGGCTTTAATAACCCTATGTCGACTAATTTAATGCTCATATGTTTCGTAAACTTTATTTATCTCTTCGACCATTTTAGACCATTCACGGGGGTTACAAGTGCAAGGTCGGTAAATACGTCTCGCCTGAAATATACGGCTCCATATTTGGCTTATTTGGTCGGCCATTTCTTTACTTAGATGCGTTGCATTTTGGCTTTTGTAGTTTTGGAACCAATGAAACTCGGCTTCGGTTAAACAAATGGGTTGTTTTCCATACGGAAACATTTGGTTTAACTTTACTTTGCGCTCATCGCATCCGCAATCTTCACCCGCAATAAATTTAACAACCTTTTCAATACCCGTGGCCTTGGTCACCTTGGCTATCGTATCGCCGAGGCCTTGCGATGGCCTCTTTTTGGTCGATGGCTTCGCAGTAACTTTTATATTTTCCATTGTTTTCAAATTTAATTAGATTTTTGGCATTCATTAAACGATTAAAAATTGAATGCAAAGGGATTCCAGTGCGCTTTTCAATTTCCCTCATTGACAATTTATAAACAAAATGCAGTTCTAACAACATTTGGTCGTAATCGCTCATTTTATCAATCGTTAATTTTATCTCAATCATCAATTCCTCGTATTCATTTTCCGAATCATCGGGGGGCAAAATCGGGTCGTACAATGTTTCATCATAATATTCCCGTTTGGTCTTGCGATGGGCATCAACTATTTTGCTTCGCAGTATCGAAAATATGTACCAACTATTTACCTCGCCTTTTTTGTACTCAATCCGTGCAACCATATCAATATCCTCGCAAAGTTTAAGGTACATTTCCTGAACCACGTCTTCGGGGCTATCTGAACCCAAGTAATTAGCCATCTTAATCCACTCATCGTGTCGGGCCGCTATTGCTTGGATTGTTAGCACACTTCAAATTTATATTTTATTTTGTAAATAATCATTAACACCATCACGAAATTGGTCCATTGTGCGAACAATTATGTATTTATAACCTTTATCCGTTGCAATTTGCTGAAATTCCTTTTGCTTATCTGACTGCCTACCCTTTTCCAATTTCACCTCAATCCAAAGGCCGTGGTAAGGCTCAACGGCTTCCATCAAAAACAAGTCAGCAACACCCGCACGAACGCCTTCGGCTTTTAGTATCGCTCCAGTTATCGGACTACGATTTCCCCCGTTGGGAATTGCCATTAAATAACGCTTAGGATAGAAAAAACTAAACCACTTAACCATTGCGATTTGAAGTTTGCTTTCACTCACGGGGCTATAGTACTAAAAATCGGTGTTAAATCATCGGCCAATACTACCTCGATGCCTTCGGCAAATTCCACCTTTGCAGTTTTGCCATCGCAATGTACCACCTGACCAATTCGGGTTTTGTCGGATAATTTAGGGCGAAATGCTACCATCCGCCCTTGGGTTAAATGTTGCTCGTTCCAACTATTTTTCTTGATGCTCATATTTTTGTTATTTTGGTTATCAAAAGGCTTTGATGCTCATTTGTTGCCTCCGTATGTTTGTTCGTAATATTGTTCAATTTCTAATTCAGTTTCGACGTTACCTTCAAAAGTTGCATATGCTTCCATTATTATTTTTCTTGCAAATTCAATCATTTGCTTCTTTTCCATTTCTTTAAATCGATTAAGCAATTTTTCTATTTCATCGCCATTGCCTTGCAAATATCCACCTTCATAAAGTACTATTGCAAATTGTTCTACTTCCGTTTGTTGTTTATTGTTTGTCATTTGTTACCTCCGTATGTTTCATTGTAGTAATCGTTAGCAATGACTAAATCTTGAGAATACATAACAGTATGATTATTTTGACCAAATGTCACAGATTGAATTATCTGCTTCTTCTCCATTTCTTTGGCTTTTTTTATTTCATCATTCATAATTAAAGAAAAACTTGGGCCAAATGATTTATCATATTGCTCCATTAACCAATCAACTGCCGTTTGTTTATTTTCCATAAATTTTATCTATTAATATATTTTCTTGCTTGTAATACTTGGGATTATCGATAAACTCCTGAACCTTTCGGATGCCGTGAATAACGGTGCTATGGTCACGGTCAAATAAAACCCCAATTTGATTTAACTTCATTCCCATCTCATACCGAAAATAGTGAAATAAAATATGCCTCGCAATAACAACCTCACGCATTCGCCACTTTCCAATTAAATCCTCGTAGGTACACCCAACAAATTCAGCAACTTTAAATATCATCCGTTTAGAATCAATCAGGTACTGGGCATCAAAATTGGTCATCTCATCCCTCCTTAGGTTTATTATTTCCATACGCAATTGGCCCACTTCTTTACGATGTTTTACCCTAAGGGTCGCAAGTTCATTTTGGAGGGCTTCAATTTGTTTTGTTTGGGAATTTGCTTCCCGTGTGCTTTTAGCCTTTATCTTTAAGTATTCGGCGTAAAAATCCGTTGTTGGTGTTAACATTGTTGCTTTAAATATGCCATCATTGAAGCGGCTTTCTCGATTATATTTTGGTTTAATTTGTCACGTTTTACCTTGTGCTTCCCTATCAACATTGTCGACCGAATAACTTGGTAGGCTTCCCGATTTTCAATAAGTTCTAAGTATCGCAAATATTCGGTTTCCTCGACTATCGTAGGGGGTAAAGAATCCCAAGCACTGGCAAAAACCGAGGGGAATATAGTAGCCTTATGGTCCGACTCTATTATCGCAAACATTCGACGTGCTACGCTCATATAATCTACGGGTTCCTCCTTGGGCGATTCTAACGCCATTTGTGGGTACTTTGGTTTCTTTTTAATAGTATGGGCGTTCCGCTCAATATAATCGTTTAAAACGTCACTAATCCACTTTATATTGCAAATCTTAACGGGTCGTATATCCGTTTTATTTACCATCCAATGCGTAAAGGCATTTTCCAAAGTTTCAAAAGGGTACCGACCAAATCCTAATTTTAGCAATGCGATAAATTCCACCCCTTGCCTCGGTGGTTCAATTTCCGACAAATCGCAAAATCGCTTAACGACCATTGCCAAATCTATGTCGGGGCTATCCAGTATATAATTCGTTTCCATTGTGCAAATATTGTTTTTTATTTTGTAAAATCACAATCAATCTTTTCAATTACCTTAAATATTTCTAAAGCGACCTGAGGAACTATTGCGTTCCCGTATGCCTTAATACTTTCTACTCGCCATTTAGAAAAGGTAATTCCGTCCAGTTTGGTGGAAAGCCCATCATTTCGGCTACAAAGCGGGGATTGAGTAGGGAATTGCTCCCACCCGCAACCGCTATGCTTAATTCGTGTATTTTGTGTTGTTGGCTTGGGCTGTTTTCTTTCATCTTTGCATCCTGACAAGTTGGTGTCGGTAGCATACCCCTTGCCGCAAGTGTTGCAATATTTGGCGTATGCCTTAAATGGCTGTTCGGGCTGTTGTCCGCATAGGCATCCCCATTTAAACCCGTTGGGGTTGGCAAAAATGAATTTATCTTTTGACCTAATGAATACCCTCTTGTTAGGCCAATTGATGGAGCATCCGTACCGCTGCCTATGCTGTCTTTCCAATCCCTTGCATTTGGTGTGGGTAGCATACCCATTGTTGCCATTCGACCTATGTTTAAACTGTGGCTTCCTTCCCCGTTTTTGGTTTTCCTCCTCCCCGTTTCGGTCAATTCCGATATTGTGGTAGGTTCTTGTGTTGTAGGTATTGGAAGCAATAAACCATACTCGGTCCCTTCGGTGCGGTGAGTCTTTGGATGCTGCTGGAATAATAAACGCTTGAACTTCGTACCCTTCATTTTCCAAGTCAAGGCACACCTGCTCGAATACCAATCCCCCATCAATATTTGTGATACCAAAAACATTTTCAGCGATGACGTATTTGGGTTTAATTTCTTGAATTGCTCTAAGCATTTCGTGCCACAAGTAGCGTTCATCATCCGTGCCTTTTCGTTTTCCCGCAAGGCTAAAGGGTTGGCAAGGGAATCCGCCTGTGAGAATATCAATTGTGTTTGCATATTTTTTAAAATCAGTTTTGCAGATATCGCTATGGCTATCCGCATTAGGCCAGTAATAATCTAAAACTTTTCGGGGAAATTCCATCCATTCGCAATGAAAGACGTTTTCCCATCCCATCCACTCGGCGGCAAGGTCAAACCCACCAATTCCCGAAAACAAACTTGCGTGTTTCATACGAATTTATTTAAAAAGTCATCGCCTTTGGCTTGGTTCGTGGCGTATGGTAATTTCTCATCCTCAAACCTCCGCCCGTTCAGGTACGTTGTAAAGTCAGGAAAGAACTCGGTTTTTTTCGCCTCGACGTGGGCCTTTATAAATTTGGGCAAATGGGTTCGAATTGCCAAAATATCATCGTTACTCAATTTCATCCACTTTGCCAACGCTTTCGCTTTGCTTCCCGCTTGGCGTGTGCTTGAATAATTGTAAGCCTTCCAAACTTGATTAAAGGCATCTTCATAAAAAATTTCGTTCCCATCCACCACAAGAGATTTATCTC